TAATATTACCGCCCATCTTTAGCCGAGGGACCATGCCCAACCGGTCCCGAGGCGCCCGGACCCCCCAAACACTAGGGGTTGCACCCCGCAATATGATTTTCGAATCTGACTGCCATCTTCCTTTGTTTTGTCTTTATAAGACTAGATCGCACTAGTACGCTATGGCGGAGTACCCTCAGTCTGCTTTCGTTTTATCTGGTGCGATTCCACATCAAAGCAAGGACGAAGGCTTTGCCTCGTCTTTGAAGGTTACTGCTCTATCTTTGTTCGCAGCATTCATTGCTGCTGCCATCTTGTGTTTCCTATACAAGACTTGTCTTGCAGATTGCTATACGCAATACCGGACTACCGGTCTGAGCAGTACATCTTCATCTGGCTTTGGTCGAACCTCTGAGGCTTCGACAGCTGTCCCGCGGACAGCGTCTGAGGTTTCTATTCCCTTAGGGGATAGATCTGCTACTCCATCTTCCTGTTTACCTACATCTGGTATTTCATCTATTTGATTTGTCATGACGTCTTCCTCGAAGAGGAAACGTGGATCTGGTAAGACGAAGACGCGCAAGAAGGCGCGTTACACGAAGTGGACATCATCGAGAACAACGTCAGCTGCAGACTCTCTGCAGGTACAGACGTTCCTGTGGGCTGAGGATCAGTCCTTCAATACTGGTGGAGGTTGCAGACTGCTAACCTCCTTCACGCGTGGTTCAGGAGAGAACCAACGCAAATCCCAGGAGACCATTACGTACAAGGTTGCCGTCAACCTTGGCATCTCCGCCTCCACTACCGTTCAGAAGTATTGCCTGACCAGCCATCCTATATGTTGGCTGGTCTACGATAAGACGCCTGGGATTGCTGACCTGACTCCAACTGACATCTTTGATGTCCCGACTGGGTTGAACAACTGGCCTTCAACCTGGAAGGTCAAGCGCGAAGCATCTCACCGCTTCGTGGTGAAACGGCGCTGGCCGTTTAGACTGTCCGTCAATGGCTCTACGTTCTCTGCAGATTATACGAAGCTGCCGGTGCCCAATACAGACAACCTGTGTACGATCAACAGGTTCGCCAAGGGACTTGGAGTGCGAACCGAATGGAAGGACACGGTTTCTGCTGACGCCTCCGACATCAAGGGCGGAGCCCTGTACATAGTATTAGCCCCGGCTAATGGGCTTGTATTCACAGCTAGAGGTGTCATTAAAGTGTACTTCAAGAGTGTGGGCAATCAGTAGCCCAATGTAATGAGCCCATAGGGCGATGAATAAAATGGCACATTTTATTATGTCATTATGACGAACGAGTACAACGAGAAAATTACATAATTGGTTTTTGTGGGTCGCGAGGGGGAACCCGGAGCACGCACCCAAAAACACTAAACACACAAACCCAGAATATCTATAGGATACATGGCCGGCGCGTGCCGATAGTCACGCTGTAGCTGGCCCTAAGCTTCGAAGAAGCTCTCCCCTGCATACATGTAATGTATGATACAGTTTGTCTCAAACCAGCCAACCTGACTAGGTTGCATTTGTTTGAGCCAGTCTTCGTCCTCGTTCACGAGGATTATTGATGGAACTCCATTCTTGAGCATACGTCGTTTACCATATTTTGGATTTACGGTAATGTCAAACTGGCATCCAACAAGCCCTTTCCAACAAGGAACGAACTTGAATGGTATGTCATCTATGACATTGTAAGTTGCGTTAGCAACTAAGTTGAGGAAGTCGACGCTGTGTTGCCAGTAGTTGTGAGCTCCCAGACTTCTAGCCCAAGAAGTCTTTCCAGTTCTTGTTGGTCCGCAAATGTAGAGTGATCTTCTTCGTTCATCAGGACGTCTGTCCTGCTAATATCAGACATCCATTGGAGGTCAAGCCTCGCTTGGTCCTCCGTTACGCCATTATGTATGGAATATGCATAAGGACTTACAGAAAATAATTCTGCTTGGAGCCATGCTCCAATCACCGGATGTTCATCCTGTGCTGGCATCCCGAAGGGATCCATATATGGCGTAGGAACCGAAGGGAATAAGCTCTCTGCGGAGTATTGGAATTGTTGCAACCTCGTTGCCCAATCGAATGGGAACGTATTCCTGACCATCGAGAGATAGTCCTCCTTGCAGGTACTGCTCTTGATTATCTCCGCCATTTTGGCGTCTTTAGTTGATGGAGCATCAACCTTCTTCTTCTTCTGCTTGGTGCTTGCTTGGAAAACCCCCGTTTCTACGAAACATAAGGGGTTTTTTTTGATGTATGCTAACACCTTGTGTGGCATTCTTGCATTCTGCACGTTAGGATGAAATTCTTCGACGTCGAAGAATTTAGCACTCTTGGTGCGAACATATTTCTTGCATTGTACCAGACAATGCAAATGGTAAGATCCATCTTGATGTTCTTCTCTTGCCACGTAGACATACGTGGGTTCGAACCTTCGAAGAAGGCTTGAGAGGTGTTCTTGCATGAACACCGGATCAAGGTGGCACTTGCTGTACGTTAAGAAAATGTTCCTTGATCTTACCTCGAAGCATGCTGCGACCGCCCCTGGGGCGCCAACCTCCCCGCTCGGTGAGCGGGGGGCGCCAGTTTGCCCCCTGGCGTCTGATGTCTCACTGACAAAGGAGGCCATCTCGTCAGAGGCTATCGTGGATAGACTCTCAGCCCTTGGATGATCTTTGAGATCCGAGGTTTTGAAAAACTCCCTTCCTAGACCCTTGCCCCTTGGCGCCCCCCCCCCCGCGCCCTATCTTATAGGGCCTCGGGTGGGTGGCTTTTTTCTGGGCCGGGCCGGCGTAAAGATGGGCAAGCAA